CTACGACGAGAACCGCATGCACCACGGTCTCAAGGAGTGCGCACGCGACCATGTCGGCCTGTTCATGCGCTCGTACGCCGACACGTTTGGCTACGAGGTGAAGACGAAGGCGGGTCACACCGCGAAGAAGAAGGTCGTGCCGTCAATGGTCGACCTGCTCGGCGGAAGCGAAGCCGTCGCCGCGAACGTTGCGGCGCTTCGCGCCGAAGCCGCTGCCGTCAAAGACGTCATCGACGCTACGAAGAAGGGCCACCTCCGACTCAAAGAGCTTCGCAAGCAGCACCGCGACCTGCTCAAGCGGGCAGAAGACGCGGAACGAACGGGCGTGCCATGGACCGTGCGTGAAAGCCGCAAGCGCATTGTCGAGTACGCTGGCCTCGACCCGCTCGCGACCTACAGGGTTGCCCGGTGGCTCAAGCAGCGGCTCAAGAAGCAGCGCCTCTGGGATTGGTATGCACAAGTCGAGCGTCCGCTAACCACGACGCTCATGCGCATGGAGGACCGTGGCATCCGCATCGACGTCGACGCACTCGACGACGTCCGCAAGCTCGTCTACGCGGAGCGCTGCCGCATCGAGCACGTCGTGCGCGCGAGCGTCGGTCACCCGGATTTGAACCTTGGCTCCGGGCCGCAGCTCTCCAAGGTGCTCTTCGACGAGCTTGGGTGGGAGGTGCTCGCTCGCAACGACCTCACCGCCGCACAGCAAGAAGCGGGCGAAGACGAAGGCAACCCGAGCCTCTCGAAGGCTGCGCTCGACCTCTACGAGAAGAAGGGCTACCGCCTCGCGAAGTTCGTCAAGATGTTCCGTAAAAAGAACACGCTGCACAACGTGTTCTTGGTGGGCGCGCTTGAGAAGCGTGACGCCTCGACGGGTCTCATTCACACCGTCTTCAAGCAGTCCCGCACCGTGACGGGGCGCCTCTCTTCCGGCGACCGCACGCAAGGGAAGATGAACCTTCAGAACATCCCGGTGAACAAGGAGAAGGATCCATACCGCCTGCGTCGATTCTTCACTGCGACGCGCCCGGGCTACTCGCTCGTCGTTGCCGACTACGCGCAGATCGAGCTGTACATCCTCGCGCAGATGTCCGGTGACAAGCGCATGGTGCAGGCCTTCCAACGCGGCGAAGACCTTCACATGCTGACGGCCGCGAAGATCTTCGGCCTCAAGCTCCCGAAAGAGCCGTCGTCGTGGGACCCGAAGTCGCCTGCGTACGCGGCGTGGAAGACGGCGTGCGACGAGTGGAAGGAGAAGTACAGCGATGAACGTCGCAGCGCGAAGACCGTCAACTTCGGCCTCAACTACGGCATGTCGGAGTACAAGCTCGCGAACGACTTCGAGATGGACATCGACGAGGCGCGCAAGTGGATTGCAGCCTACTTCGACCTCTACCCCGGCGTGCAGAAGTTCATGCGGAAGACCATCGCGTTCTGCAAGCGCAACGGTTACGTGACCACGCTCGCGGGCCGTCGCCGTCGCATCCCGGAGATCTACGCGGCTGACTCCTACGTGCGCGGTCACGCGGAGCGGCAGTGCATCAACGCGCCGATTCAGGGCTCGGCTGCTGACATCATCAAGATTGCCATGAACGCGCTTGAGTACGGCGTCCGCTACAAGGTTAGCGAACGTTGGTGCCCGCAGCGCGTTCTCAGGCTCGCGCAAGAAGCAAAGGACCTCGGCAACCGCATGCTGCTACAGGTGCACGACGAAATCGTTGGTGAGGCGCCCACCGACGTTGTCGACCGCGTCGTCCCGCTTGTGCGCGCGGTGATGGAAGGCGTCATGCCGAAGGCGTTCACCGACGTCGCCATCAAGGCGTCTGTTGGTAGCGGCCCCAACTGGAACGAGGCAAAGCACTAATGAGCATGTTACTGGCATACTGGTGGGTGCGCTGGCTTAGAGATAAGTACATCGAAGACCTTCGCGCGGAGCACGTCGCCCGGTGGACGTTCGCACCCGGAGAGGTAGCCCTCATTCCGTGGTGCTCAACCTGCGGTGCCGCTAACCACTATGCGCTCATCGACCACATCGAGCCTGCGGACCCGCTTGCGTTTGCACACGTTCGGCTCGTGTGCAAGCGCGGCATGCGCAAGCGTGTGGCGACCCTCTACCTCGCCCGGGCCTTGCAACCGTTGCCCAAAAAAGTGCTAAGTCGGTTGTCGAAGTGGAACGTGGAGGTACAACCCGCAGTAACAAGTGGAGACGTGGAATGAGCTACGAGAAGTTGGTGAAGGCCCACGCGCAGGCTAACAACCTGACGCTGGAAGAGGCGCGCGACGAAGTCGGTGGGGTGTTCGAGTCCATCCGGTCTGCTCTGATGGCCGGGCAAAACGTGCCGGTGCCGGGCTTCGGGCGGTTTCGTGTGACGCGGCGTAAGGCACGCACGTACAAGATCGGCGGCAAGACGCACGACGTGCCCGCTTCGTGGCGCGTGTCGTTCACGCCGTTCAAGCAGGCGCGAGGCCGCGAGTAACATGGACTACCCGGTTCGATTCAAGGTCACACTGGCGACAGGGCAAGAGGTTGACGTTGACCCCAACGCGCACCTTGCCATCGGGCCGGACCTGACGGAGGAGATGCAGCGTCAGCCCGCGCTGTTCGCGTACTACGCGGGCCTCGCCGAAGAGGAGTACCGGAAAGGCAAGCGCCTCAAGTTCCGAATCCACTGCTTGGAGGAGGACTTGGACGCTCGACTCAGAAAGGAGGCGACCAAACGGTTCACCGAACGGGAACTCAAGACCAGAATCAAGTCGCACCCGAAGATGCGGAAGCTGTACGACCGTTACGTGGCCACGATGCGCAAGGCTGGGCACCTCAAGAACATCAAGGATGCCTTTGACCAACGCTACCACTTGCTTCAGAGCATCGGCGCACGTGAACGCGCAGAGATGGACACGGACCTTCGGACGTTGAAACTGAAAGTGAAGCAGAAGACCAACCGCAGCAAGCAAGAGGAGTAACATCATTATGGCAACCAAGAAGAAGAGTGCGATGGACGCGGTGAAGGCGAAGATGAGCGCGATGCAGCAGAAGAAGGGCTCGGGAGGTGCGGGCTTCATGCGCATCGCTCCCGACTCGAAGGTCGTGGTGCGCATCTTCTCGGAGCCGCGCGACGCGGAGGAGTTCTGGGTCGAGCGTGAGGTGTACCGTCTCGGCAAGGGCCTGCCGGTCGCGTGGGACGGGAAGGGCGAGAACCCCATCGCGAAGATCCACGAGGAGCGGCGCAAGAAGGCGCTCGATCTTCAGAAGAAGGACAAGGCCAAGGGACAGGCGCTGCTCAAGAAGGACGTCGACCCGCTTCGTCCGACGAGCCGCTTCTTCTTCCAAGCGGCGGTGCTGACCAAGGACGGGCCGGTGAGCACGCAGGACAAGGACGCGGGCAAGCCGCTCACGAAGGCTGAGATCTGGGACGCGGGCCCGCAGGTCACGGAGCAGATCTTCGCGCTCTTCGCCGAGGAAGACGCTGAGGTGTGCGGTGACTTCCGCGAGAAGGGCAACGAGTACGACTTCGTTGTCAAGCGCACGGGCGAAGGCTTGAAGACGGAGTACAGCGTGATGCCGACCCGGAAGTACACGAAGGTCGATACGTCTGAGGTCGAGGTTCGCGAAGACCTCGCTGCCGACCTCCCCGCGCCCGTCTCGGGCAAGGCGCTCCTCGCTCTGCTGAACGGCGAAGAGGCTGAGGAAGAAGACGAGGACGACGACATCGACGACTCGAACGTCGGGTCGTCGAAGAAGAAGGCCAAGCCCGCTGACGACGAAGACGAGGACAGCGACGACGACGAGGACAGCGAAGACGACGACGAGTCCGACGATGACGAGTCCGACGATGACGAGGACAGCGACGACGAAGACGAAGACGAAGACGAGGACGACGAGGACGAGTCCGACGAGGACAGCGACGAAGAAGACGAAGACGAAGACGAGTCCGACGAGGACAGCGACGACGAAGACGAAGACGAGTCCGACGACGACGAGTCCGACGACGACGAGTCCGACGACGACGAGTCCGACGAGGACGAGGACAGCGACGAAGACGAGTCCGACGACGAAGACGAGGACGAGGACAGCGACGAAGACGAGTCCGACGACGAAGACGAGGACGAGGACGACAACGAGAAGCCCAAGGCGAAGGCGAAGAGCAAGCCTGCGTCCAAGAAGGCCGTTCCGAAGGCGTCCCCCAAGAAGCCCGTCGCCAAGAAGAGCAAGGCGGCGGGCAAGAAGAAGTAGGGACTCGGCCCGTCTGCTTCGGGTCGGCTGACGATCATTCACCGCGCGACCCCGCTTGCAAGGCGTGCACGTTCTTCACGCGCTGTGCGGCGGCGGTGCGCGGGTAACAATGTGTGCGTTCACCGGCAAAGGGCGGTGCCTCCCGTCCGAACCCCTCCCATGTGAACGCTCACCCCTCCCTGGGGCCCGCTAACCTAGGGGCCCCATGGGGCGGCATGA